GTGGTACTTAAGCCTGTTCTGGAAGAAGGAGTTAAGATGGGTAAGATGTCTCAGAAGGAGTACAATGACAAGTATGTCACTACCACTTACCAGTACAAGGATGGATTGAACTGTACTGTATCTGCTCCTAAGGTGGTGCCTAGCGAACTAAGTCCTTAATTGCGACCTGGTTCTCTAGGAACCCAGGTGTTCGAACAGACCTAAGCGCAGAAATTAGTTGAATATACAGGTTTGGGAAACACCTATAGAAAGGTGCATGCCAACTTTTTCATATATCCGCGCTGGTAAACCCGGTATATGGCTCCTTTGGTTCTCGGAAAATTCGCGCGATATTTTTTTATCCAGAATTTCTATATAGGCGCTCGATAAATCCGTTACTTACGTTTACGTCCTTTATCTGATCGGGTCTTACGTGCGCTAAACGGGGTGGTCGCTTTGATGTAACGAGCTTGTTCTCGAGAGATCGTATATGACGGATATGTTTTATTCCACGTTGTCTTTCCCATAATAATAATATTATAACGGGTATTTTAGTAAGTACCAGTACCCGTTATGAACACCCCGTATACGTTTGTTATTACCGAGGGCGACCTTGTTCTCGAGCCTCGTATTGGACCGAATCATCTGAATGCTGAGCCCGGCCAGATGTATGAACTAGTGGAGGTAGCTAGCCAATATATATTACGAAAGGTAATCGCGTGACCCAAGGAGTGCTGCACTTTATGGATTATACATTTACGTTGTATAGTTCGGGGGATATCTATATGGACCGTGAGTTAGATCCGGCGCAGTTAAATGTTAAGTCCGGCGATAGGTTTGAGGCTATAATTGTACCGGATGTAGGATTGGTGTTTAAAAAGATAAAGTCTGAATAGGTATAACTTTTGGGTGCCTTCGGCACCTTAAATTATAAGTATACTATAATATGGTTTCTATATTACTGATAATGGTGTTGATAATAATCGCGGTGATTATCTTTAGTAGCCGGGTTACTGAGCAACCTCGTATTGAATCTACCCCTGAGCCTACTCCTGAGCCTATTGTTACCCCGGAACCTACGGTTGAGGTAACTCCTGAGCCAGTGGCTGTAGTGGTAACTCCCGAACCTATTTTACCTGCTATGAACACAACCGACAATACTAATCCTGCTCCTGAAGAAACTCCTGCTGCAGTTGAACCTGCCGTAGTTAATGAAGCTCCTGCTGCTGAAGTAGAAGCTCCTAAGAAAAAAGCTCCGGCTAAAAAGAAAGCCGCAGCTACCAAGAAAAAGAAGTAATATATGAGAGATCAAAGTTTTAATAAACTAGTTACTTTATTAGAGGCCATTGAGCCTACTCTTAATCCTAATCCTCCTCGAGTTGATGAAGGGGATCATGAAGTGAGAATGGGGTACAGTCAGATTGAGTCTATTATGCGTAATGCTAAGACCATTCACGACATTCTGAAGTCATTGCCGGAGGGCGCAGATCTCGAGGCCTGGGCTCAGAGTAAACTCACTATGGCTGATGATTACTTGGTATCAGTAGCTGATTTTATGCGTACTGAGTACGATCATGATAATCAGGAAGTTGAAGTAGATGAAACCGAAAACCCTCCCGGTAATCCTACTGATGAGGAAGCTCCTACTGCTCCAGGTAATATTACAGCTTAATAGCTAGACCGGTTCCCGGTATTGCAATAGCACCGCCGTCCTTAGGGTAGGCGGTGTCTTTTTGTTCAAAGTCTTTGTCGTCAAAAGGTATGTATCTGAGTTTATCTTCTTCCTCGATAATTTTACCAATAATAGCACTGTCCATGTGCATACCGGTTAACAGCCATACCATTTCAAATATAGCTTCGTGGGTTTCTTCGTTTACTCTTGCTTCGATAAAAGCTTTGCTGAATACTAATTTAAAATCCTCTTGTACCTTTACATCTACCCGATAATGAGAATAACCATCTTTACGGCCATAGTATTTGAATTTATAACTGGATTTGTTTTTCTTATTGAACAATTCAAATGCGGGTTTAGTAAAGATAGTATCTTCGGTCTTTTCAATTAATTCGTAAAATTGTTTCTTAAAATTAGACATATATATTATTTATAATTAACTGTAAGTATATACACTATATGTATTATTTGCCTAAAAAAATGCTTAATACTAATCCGGTAATAACGGTTAAAGAGCAATATCATTTGGTTAAAGCTATAGAGGGTTTTAAAAATAAGGTTCATGGCTTTCTAGAAGGTAGAAAGAAAAAGGATAGTTTCGAAAGTGAAACCCCTTCTGGAGATGAAATAACATCAGATGAGCTTAACCATTTAATCGATTTATTATCTAAGATTGAATCTCGTAATAAACCCATTACCCGTATAGCATATCTTAAGGCTTTAAATATTTTACAACAGGATATTAATCATTTACCTACGCTTAAAAATATATTTAAAGAAAAAGGACTTACTAAAAACGTAGCTATACCGATTGAAAGTATATTAAGTTCAAATACTTCTGCCCATGTTAATGATTTAGTTAATTATGTACGAGGCAGCGAACAAGTATCTGCTTCTGAGTTAGCAGCTCGGACCACTCCAGAGCCTGTAGAGAATTTATTTCCTATGCTTCATGCACACCTGGTAAAGAGTCTTTTTAGTATGACTGTACCCGGGGGTGGAGGTAAGGGTACCGGTAAAGGAGAACTTGCATTAATATTATTACTCAAAAACGGGGAACATCCTACTAAGGGAGACGTGAAAGTACCTGAAGGTTTAATTGAGGTTAAACAAGGAGAAGGATCTGAACAATCTGCCGGCCGCCTGACCGGTGCGCAGAATATATACGGAGACATTAAGAATGCATTTCTAAAAAACTTTAGTGACATTATCGGTAATACTCCGGCCTTTGATAATACCTATTGGTACAATTTAAATGATAAGAATTTTAATTTGTTTGTTCAGATGTTAACTAGGGCAATTGAGGCTAACCCAAGCCGCAATTTACGCGAACAAATAGTAAGAGCATATACTAATAGTGTATCAATCTATCTTAAAAATTTTGATTCTAATGCAATTACGGTTACAATCGATAATGCATTTGACCGTATAGGTCTACCGGTTAAAGAAGAGTTATTGAATGGTTTATTTAAGTTAAGCTTCATGTACTATCACAGTATAGAAGATTTTAAATATTTTGCAGTTTACAAAGATGGAGAGTTATTCTTTAAAACTTACGAAGATGCAGTAAGTAGCATTGGCGAGCCCGGCGGATTAACTTACGCCGATAGTCCTAATTTTCAGGATTTCCGGGCCAATGCCTTTAAAGTAACTTTCTAATCTTACATGCCTAAAGCTAAAGAGCAAACATACTACCTAGGTAATAAAAACTTACCGGTACCGGAGACTGAATTCCAATGGACCCCGGAAATGGTGGAAGACCTGGAAAGAGCTAGAAAATCTATATTACATTTCTCTCGCTTCTTTTATATTGTTAATCTAGACGAGGGTAAGCAGCCTATTAAACTTTATCCCTATCAAAAGCGTATATTAAAAGCCCTAGTAGAAAATAGATTCAATGTAGTATTAGCTTCCCGTCAAATCGGTAAGACTACTATTCTTACTATATTCGCTTTATGGATGATATGCTTTAACGACGACTACAGAGTGCTTCTTATCGCTAATAAAGAGGGTACTGCTAAAAATATTTTTAAACGTATTCGTTTAGCGTATGAAATGTTACCTAACTTTTTAAAGCCCGGGGTAATAAACTATGCTAAGGAAGGTATGGAACTAGCTAACGGTAGTTCAATTGGTATTAGTACTACCACGTCTGATGCTGCTAGAGGTGAATCTATTAACTGTCTACTCATTGACGAAGCTGCTTTTATTCCGGCTGAGTTTATGAATGACTTCTGGGAATCGGTCTTCCCGGTAATTTCTTCTTCTAAGAAATCTAAGATCTTTATGTTATCTACTCCTAATGGGGTAGGTAATTTGTTTTACAATATATATTCAGAATCATTAAATGATGCTAACGGGTGGCACCATGAACGAGTCGACTGGTGGGAGGTGCCTGGTAGAGATGAAAAATGGAAAGACCTGACTGTTAAAGCTTTAGGTTCTACTGAAGCTTTTAATCAAGAATATGGTAATGAATTTAGAGCAGCAGGTGAAAATGCCCTTGATAAAGATCAGATGGAAGAATTCGAACGGTTAGCCCCTGACCCGATTTTAGAAAGTGAAGATGGGTGTTACCAGATCTGGAAACCAAGACAAGAGAGACATTTCTATACTATTGGTGTAGACGTAGGGGAGGGTATCAATAGAGCAAATTCTACTATACAAATATTAGATATTACTGACTTAACTAATATAGAACAAGTAGCAATATATGCTAATAATAAATTAGATCCGTTTAACTTTGCTGGACGACTTGTAGAAATAGCTCATGAATGGGGCCGGCCCCCTTTATTAATTGAACGTAACAATTGCGGAGCTCAAGTTATAGACGCCTTAACTCATACGCATAATTACGAATCCATAATAAAGTACACCCCAAGTATGGGTAGCTTTACTGATAAAGCAGATAAAGATACTCGTTTAGGAATTTATTCACATACCAATAGCAAGTTTAATGGTATGTCAAATCTGCGCTACTGGATGGGCACTTTAAAGTCTTTAAAAATATATGATAAGCGTACCATAGACGAATTTAAAACCTATGTACGGCAGGCTAACGGGGTCTGGAAAAAACAATCTGATCGTTATTTAGACGATAGAGTTGAAGCATTAATTTGGTCTTTATTTGTGTTAGACGCGAAAGTTATAGAACAATTTTATGAAGTACTAGAAAAAGACGGTAACGGTAAACCTCTTAAAGTTATACCTCTAAACTGGGACCCGTTTGAAGTCACAGAAGCTAGAATACCTAAACAAGAAGATCTTTACAATCGTTTTGGTAAGGGTAAACAAGAAGCGCGAGATAATATACGTAACCCCGCTTTTGTGGGTAGCAGGGATAGAATTTCTGGAGATTTAGATGAATTAATCGGGCAAGGATGGAAACCAGTTAGTGTAGATAATACCAGTCACCGCAATTACGGCTTTATATCGTAAAATAAAAAACCCGTTGATTGCTCAACGGGTTTAATTATTAAAGCTTACTATGTCTTATTCGAAAGCTTTCTTACCTACAGATGCTACTGTACCAGAACCGACCTTATTATTCTTGCCTTGAAGGGCTGCATTATTGCCCTTTTCTTCTTTTGGCTCTGGGTCATTCTTAATAGTACCCTTATCAGCAGCGCCCTTTACGGCCTTGAGATCACTTACTGTCTTCATCTTTGCTTTGTCATGGAGCTGCTCAGACTTAGCACCAGCCCCTACACCAGCATGACCAAGATCTTCTGCATCTACTTCTTCTTCAATTGGCTCTTCATCATGTTCCTCTTCGGTCATGTTTTCCATACCTTCTTCCCCTGCAGGTGCTTCATCGCCCATCTCGTCACCGCCAAGTTGAGCCATTAAAATATCATGTAACTTTTGTGCAGTAGCGCGATCAAGAGTAATTGTTACGTCGCCTTCATCTGCACCCATCTCTTCGCCGGTGTCAGCATCAGCGGCCATATCATCAGCTGGTGGAACTGCTGCATCATCTGCACCCATGCCCATATCAGCTTCTTCGGTGAAAGGAATGCGCTTGATAGCGTCCTCGTATAGTTGGTCGAATTTTAATTTTGACATAGTAAATTTTGGTTTGTAATTATATTTATTAGACTCCCCTGCAGATTCCCGTACTTTTTCTTTTGGAGTTGTATTTTTTGCAGTATCATCTTTATGGGCATTTTCCTTACCCTCTTCTGGATCATCGCTTTTCTTAGTAGTATCTTCTGAATGTTCAGCTGTTTCTTCAGCTTCTTCCTTTTTCATCTTAGCAGCATCTGCACCTGGATCTTGCTTTTTAGATACTTTCTCGAAGTTATTGCCTTTGAGACCTTCTGGTCCAGTTTTTTTAGCTAAATGCACTTCATCCCCTTTAGCACCTGGCCCTCCACCTAATGCAGAACCAGCTTTAACCATTTTATTTTCTGGTAAGTAAACTGAGGCATCAGTTAAAAGAATTTCCTGTTTAGGAGTTTCTGTTATAGTATCACTTGTATCATTTTTAGCAATATTCTCATATATTGCGCTTAAACCAGAAAAATCTTTAAGTTTCATTTTCAATAATATTTAGCAATATAGACTTTAATTCTATAGTTTGGAGTAAATATTTTTAATGGCTAGTCCTTATATAGCAAGGTATTGTGTAGACTCTGGCGCTTATGTTCCTCCTGGTACGAATGAAGTTGGAGATCAATTAAGCGGAGGATATAATTGTACATACGGTACAAGCGGCATACGCTATTTAGATGTTACCAATACAAATTCCGAACGAGATCTATGGAACAATTGGTGGAAAGAGCAGATTAATCAGTACGGCCAAGAAATTAGTTACTATATAAACGGGTATAACTTATCTGCCCATGATTATTTTTACGGGGAACAAGCTTTAGTGCGTTATGCTCCCCCTATAAAAATAGTAATGGCAATCACTTTAAGTAATGATAATGTAGTTTTAAGCAGATTCGGGTTGCAAGGAGAGGCAGACCTTACCGCTTTAATTTCTATACAAACATTTACTACTACAGTTACTGCAGTAAGCGGGGTACTTTCAGCAGCTAACTATGAGCCTAAAGCCGGGGATTTAATTGAGCTATCCGAGTACGGTAGTTTAAGACCAAACGGTAGAAGTGGAAAGGTATTTGAAATTACTGAGCGTGTAGATGAAATGGGCGGGGAAAATAATCAATTACTTGGCCATTTTGTATGGATGATAAAAGCTAAACGCTTTGACTTTAATTACGAACTTGATGCGCCACGGGAAGCTCTTATGGATCAAGTATATGATAATAAGTTTGATGGTCAAGTTAATAACCTACCAAAGGTTCTTGAAACTAAAGAGTACACTCAGTTCGTTGATAAAGACTCTCAACAAATATTTAATTACAACGAAAATACCCAATCTAATAATAGCGTATACGGGGATTACGAAGATAATAATATCCTAGTAAATTATGTAGGGGTTACTAATGCATCCGGCGCCTCAACCGGGGCTCTAGGAGCATCAGGTACAAATGCATATGTAGTTGTACAAAGTCCTAATAACTAATGCAAGATTGTGTAAAATCAGTTAGAGCAGAATAAATATTGATATTCATGGCCGCCAACGACCCTACACTGATTTTTCCTCACGAGCTACCTACAATCACAACTCTTAGCGCGTCGGACCTGCTGTTTGTAGAGCATAATAACGGGGACGGTACTTATACATCTTACTCTACGGCTGTATCAGCAATATCGGCAGCCGCGTCTGGTTATTCTGGTTTCAGTGGTTATTCAGGTCAAGGTGGCGCTGCGGCCGGATCTGGTTACTCAGGTATAAGCGGTTACAGCGGAGATTCCGGTTACTCAGGTATAAGCGGTTACAAAGGGGATTCCGGTTACTCAGGTATAAGCGGTTACAGCGGAGATTCTGGTATTTCAGGTTACAGCGGTATTTCTGGTTATAGCGGTATTTCAGGCTTTAGCGGGTATTCAGGGATAAGCGGGGATAGCGGCTATTCCGGTATTTCTGGTTATAGTGGTATATCTGGTTATTCAGGTATAAGCGGTTACTCAGGTATTTCTGGCTATAGTGGTATTTCAGGCTTTAGCGGGTACAGCGGTTATTCTGGTATCTCTGGTTATAGTGGCGAGTCCGGCTATAGTGGGTATTCAGGTATATCAGGCTATTCTGGCCCAAGCGGGTACTCAGGTATTTCTGGTTATAGTGGTTTTACCGGGGATAGTGGCTACTCGGGTGTATCGGGGTATAGTGGTATAAGTGGGTATAGCGGGGCGTCAGGCTATAGCGGTATTTCAGGCTATAGCGGCATTTCAGGGTATTCAGGAGACAGTACTTCAGGGTATTCCGGTTACTCAAGTTTTTCGGGGTACAGTGGTATATCAGGTTATAGCGGTGACAGTGGTATAAGCGGTTACTCTGGTATAAGCGGGTATAGCGGTTTTAGTGGTTACTCAGGTATATCGGGTTATAGCGGAGCATCAGGCTACTCAGGGTTTTCAGGCTACTCAGGTTACTCAGGGGCTGTTGGCGCCACTTCTGCTTCCGGTTATTCCGGTATAAGCGGGTATTCTGGCTATTCAGGTATATCTGGTTATAGTGGTATATCGGGCTACTCTGGTATAAGCGGTTACTCTGGTATTTCAGGATACAGCGGTTTTTCTGGTTTTAGTGGTTATTCTGGTCAGGTAGGAGCTACATCTGCTTCAGGGTATTCCGGTATAAGTGGTTACTCGGGTATCAGTGGTTACTCAGGCATATCAGGCTTTAGCGGTTACAGCGGGTATTCTGGCTTCAGCGGATACTCCGGAGACTCCGGTTACTCAGGTATTAGCGGCTATTCAGGTATATCAGGGTTTAGTGGTTACTCTGGTATTTCAGGCTATAGTGGTATATCAGGCTATTCTGGTATATCAGGCTATAGTGGTATAAGCGGTTACTCTGGTTACTCAGGTATTAGCGGCTATAGCGGTATATCGGGCTTTAGCGGTGACAGTGGTTATTCAGGTATTAGCGGCTACTCAGGTATTTCTGGCTATAGCGGTATAAGCGGCTATTCAGGTATATCAGGGTTTAGTGGTTACTCTGGTATTTCAGGCTATAGTGGCTATAGTGGTATATCAGGTTATAGTGGTGACAGCGGTATATCAGGTTATTCAGGTATTTCAGGCTATAGCGGTATTTCAGGCTATAGTGGTATTTCAGGCACCTCAGGTTACAGTGGTATTTCAGGCTATTCAGGATATTCTGGTATAAGCGGCTATTCAGGCGTTTCAGGTTATTCAGGTTATAGCGGTATAAGCGGCTATAGCGGGGATAGCGGCTACTCGGGTATCAGTGGTTACTCAGGTATCAGCGGTTACTCGGGTATCAGCGGTTACTCGGGTATTAGCGGTTACTCGGGTATCAGTGGTTACTCAGGAGAGTCAGGTTACTCAGGTTACAGTGGTATTTCTGGTTACTCCGGAGAGTCCGGCGCAAGCGGTTATTCTGGTATATCAGGCTTTAGTGGTTACAGCGGCATATCAGGGTATAGTGGTATAAGCGGGTACTCAGGCATAAGTGGGTACTCAGGCATAAGCGGGTTCTCTGGTTATTCAGGCTACTCAGGTATTAGCGGCTACTCTGGTATAAGCGGTTACTCAGGCGATAGCACATCAGGTTATAGTGGTATAAGTGGCTACTCCGGGGACTCAGGTATATCTGGTTATAGTGGCTTTAGCGGCTACAGCGGTATATCTGGTTATAGTGGCTCAGGTATTTCTGGCTATAGCGGTATAAGCGGTTATTCTGGTCAACCTGGCGCCTCAGCTGGCTCTGGTTATTCTGGTTATTCTGGTGAGTCTGGCATAAGCGGTTATTCAGGTATTAGTGGTTATTCTGGTATATCTGGTTATAGTGGTATTTCCGGTTTTAGCGGCTACAGCGGCTACAGCGGTATAAGTGGCTACTCTGGAGAATCAGGATATTCAGGTATTTCTGGTTTTTCAGGTTATTCAGGTATATCAGGTTATTCTGGTTACTCAGGAGAGTCAGGCGCGTCGGGTTATAGTGGTATTTCTGGTTACTCAGGCATATCAGGGTTTTCAGGTTACTCTGGCATATCAGGTTATAGTGGCTATAGTGGTATTGGAGAGTCTGGTTATAGTGGCATCAGTGGTTATAGCGGTACTAGTGGTTACAGCGGCATTAGTGGCTATAGCGGAGAATCAGGCATATCAGGCTACTCTGGTATAAGTGGTTATAGTGGTATCAGCGGATATTCAGGCATATCAGGTTTTAGCGGGTATAGTGGCTTGGTAGGCGATTCCGGTTATAGTGGTATTTCCGGTTATAGTGGTATTTCAGGTTACAGTGGTATATCAGGATATTCCGGGTACTCGGGCATTTCAGGCTTTAGCGGTTATTCTGGTTACAGCGGTATAAGCGGAGACTCTGGCTACAGCGGTATATCGGGATATAGTGGTATATCAGGTTATAGCGGTATAAGTGGATACTCCGGTTATAGTGGTATATCAGGCTATTCAGGTATAAGCGGCTATTCTGGTATATCGGGCTTTAGTGGTTATTCTGGCATAAGCGGTTATTCAGGTATATCAGGCTATAGCGGTATAGAAGGCGCCTCAGGTTACAGCGGTATATCTGGTTATAGTGGTATATCTGGGTATAGCGGTATTTCTGGCTATAGTGGTATTTCAGGCTTTAGCGGTTACTCTGGCATAAGCGGCTATAGTGGAGACTCTGGTATATCTGGCTACTCAGGTATAAGCGGCTATAGTGGCTTTAGCGGCTACAGCGGTATTTCAGGCTTTAGCGGTTACTCTGGTATTAGCGGTTACTCTGGTATTAGCGGTTACTCTGGTACATCGGGTTATTCTGGTATTAGTGGCTACTCTGGTACATCAGGTTATTCTGGTATTAGTGGCTACTCTGGTACATCAGGTTATTCTGGTGCCCCTGCAGTAGGTGTAACTTACTACTATACTAATAGTGCATCTGATATAGTAGGGTATGAAGTATTAGACACAGCTCCAGATTTTGACGCTGAAACGTTTTTCACAGTAACGTTTACGAATTCAGCTGTAAACTTTATTGATCAACTAACTCCAATAGGAGAACCTGGAGCAATTCAAATACCGGTAGGC